ATGCAATGATGATACCATCATGTCACTATGCCGTTAGGCTTGTTGCAATTGAGATAAGAGGCTATCAGGACAAAGGGGTACGAACTTTGCAAGACCAACCTACAAAACCCTGCTTTGCTCCCCTACCAATGTTTTGCCTATTGATTCACTAAACTTGAGAGTAACGATTTGGGATATTTGGCACCAACCTTTTCATATTTCAATTTCCAAAGATTACTTCATTACCATAATATTGCTCCCCTACCGATTGGTAGAACATCCAATAATACAGGTTATCGACTGCATCACTTAGGTCGGTTGCCTTCCATCTTGGTTCTTTGGTATTGCGTTCACTTCGTTTATCCTTTTTAATTTCATCGGTAAGGATAGGTGCGTTCTCCATTGAGTAAAAAGTTTGATAGGCATTGATATTATTGATCCGGAACCTTGGCAAATTAGCATTATCATTACTTAAGAACTTATGCCAAAAGGCAAACTTATCCATGTGTGATATCTCAAACAGTTCTGCCTTCAACTCTACCTCCCATCCTTCTTTAGATAGCATTTCAATTACATCATCGAAGTAAGTCTGCCGGCTTGCCGCATCGTTCTTCCTTCTGCCATCACTGCCACCATACAGATAGATCACCTTGGTCGGATGGTATTCATAGTATTTAATGAACATACCCACCAAGGTTTTAAGGGTTTCATTCTCTACATAGAAGTTCTTTATGATAGGCATTTCACGGCAATCCCTATTCCATTGGGCCACAATAAGGCAGTTCTGCGTACTGCCAAAATCGAAGGATAAATAAAGGGCTTCATTTTTAAGACAATCCGCATCACCCCTTGAATCCTCAATGGGGTTTTTAGAGGGGTCCTGGTTGATCAGGTCATAGAAAACATAGTCATAACTGCCTTGATATGCGTGAGCTTCAAGGGAAAGAAGCGGATAAAACTTGTTTACATTTCGGGTCCTTCTTTTATTGCCAACTTCCAGGTCAAAGATTACTTTTGGCATGGTTCTTTTTAAGTCTTTAAAATAGCCTTCGCCCAGGATCTTTCGGTTCTCATAGGCTGAAGCTTCAAGAAAAAGATACCGTTTAGGAAATTGTTTCATCAAATTTTCATACTCAAAAACCCAATCTCCTTCACTGTTCAAGGGCATTGTTCCCAAAAACAAGGTTCCATGATGGTATGGAAGATGACCAAAACGGTCTATATTTCCACGGTTGGCCGGCATTACATCACTATCGATGGCATATTTTTTCAGCTTGGTACATTCATCAAAGATCAATCCGTCATAGGAACCTGATCTTGCCATTTCAGGCCGGTCGAAAGAATTGAATTCAAGCACGAAGCCATTATAAAACTGTATGCAATTTGAGTAATCCAAAGGCGGTTGAAATGGTTCACTCCAGCGGAAAGTCGAAGGCGCTTTGCGGCCTACGAAATAATGAATATTTCGGTAAATCCCTCTTCTTTCCCAATGATCAATGATAGGGGGCAATGATTTGGTCCGGATATGGAAATAAGTCAAGCCATTCAAGGAAACTTTGCCACGCGGCATTGCCCCCATATATTTGAGTACTTCATCAGCGATGATGGTAGTTTTTCCAACTCCACGGCCACCGATAAACATTTTATGTGGTTGCGGGGCCTGTTTAATTACCAATTGAGGATAATTATAATAGGGTGCCGGTTTCGATTCACTCTGATTCTGCATCGATATCATCAGCTGTGGTATATTTTGTTTCTTCAATCATGAGCATATTCATTATTTCAGGAATTGCGCTTTTCTGAAACATGGCTTCAGCTTTTCCCTTCAGGTTAAGAACATGGTCTTGAATATGCGGTGCAAGCAATTTAAAATAGGGTGAACTTACAAAATCAAGGGTAAGGGTAATAAGTTGTAATGGTGGTTGGATTTTAGAAGGATCAGGAAGGTCCGGATCTTCTTTGTCAAGCATATTAATTCGGGTTAATTCCTGTAAGGCCCAGTGCATACCACGAAAATCATTCTTTATATCAGCCTTGCGATACATTTCAATCGCCCATTGTGTCATCATATAGCGAAGTCCTGATTTGGACCAGGTTCGAACATCACCAAACAATAATTCCTGATCTTTTACATCTCTATGGGCCTGACGTTGTGAAATGCCATACTTTTTCATGGCAAATTTCACGGCTTCTTCATCAGAGCATTTATTTCTTGCGATATATGAGGAAATTCCTTCAAGGCGAATCCTTACCTGATCTTCATCATCGGTTAATTCAACCTTGTCTTTATAATACAGGCGAAGCCTGTCTTTCTTTGATTCAGTACGGTATATATCAGGTATCATACATCATTCATTTTAGCTTCGATAATCATGGTATTTGCAAGCGTTTGTGCCGGTGAAGATCCATTGCTTGCAAGATCAAAAATGGCAGTGCGAAGTTTGGCTTCCTGTACTAATCGCCCTTTTCGGAAAGCCTTGAACGCCTGTTCATTCTTTTCAAGCAATTCCATGAATCCTTCGCTTGGGATTTCAAGGATTTCCGCGATTTCTCGTTTAGAGAACATGAGTAAAGAATATTCTTCAATATCCTTCATCAACTGTGGTGTCATTAATTTCTCATCCATCACCAATTATTTTGATCTTTTAATATTGCAAGAATTATATCTCTTGTTTCTTCTGCTTGTTTTCTCCAGGTAATGATCACTCCGGCTTCAAGTCTTTTGTTTCTTGTGAAATTGGCTGATCCGGTCACATCAATTCCCCAGGAATCATTGATTATTGAAATCATTTTAGCATGGCATTTAGCCGGTTTTATTTCGGTTGTTATCTTCTTAAGGAATTCAAGTTCTGCCGGTTTGCGTACTCCATTGCGGTAATCAAAGATCCCATGCAATTCAAGGATATGGCCTTCCTGGATCATATTATACAACTGTCTTACGGCATATTCGCTGATTGCCCAGGTTGAAAAATAGACCTTGGCCGGTCCTGTAATTTTAAGCAAGTAGAAAAGCAGATCATGAGCTGACCAGTCACCATCTGAAATATATTTTTTAGTATCATTTTGTTGAATTTCTCCAATGATTTCGGTAAGTTTCTGATTGGCTCTGCCAATGAATAAATGTGGTATTCCTTTAACTGATTTACTTTGCCTGAGAACCGATAAAACAGGTTTAGGAACTTCATAATCTTCGGCAGCAAATAAAGTCACTTGATCAGGTTCCTTTCAAGATGATCAAGTTCAATCTGATGTTTCAAAAGGCTTTGTTCATAGATTGAGCGGTTTCCTTTATCCTTGGAATCGCGAAGTCTTTTTTTATCTTTCGAAATATAGGTCCGAAGGGTTTGTCTTCGGGTTGCAGCTACAAACTGTTGTTCTTCTTGCCACCTGTATTTCGGAAAAACCTTGGCTGGTGGCAAGACTCCATGTTTGTTATACTGTTCCAACCGGTTGTACATATCATCCAGGATATCACCGATATCAAGGATGCGGAAAGCATTCAGCTTACAAGTTTCCTTGTTTACCAATTCAAGGGTTGCATGAAGGGCATCCCATTCTTTAAGAAGGTCATTTTTTTCTTTAACAAGCTGGTTGATCTCTTGGGTATTTTCCCGCCTTGCAATAACAGAAGGCTTTTGATCATCATTTCTCTGTTCGATCACTGCCGACTGATGATCATCTAAGATTTTTGTGATCGTTTTTGAAATTTCACCAATGTTTTCTGATACTGCCGTTCCAAGCATGCGCATTAACTCATAACACAAGGTTGAATGGTTCTTAGGATTCTGACCGCCTATGGTCAGAATCTTGATCATGGTCTTACTTCGGCCATATTTAGTATAGAGAAAAAGGCCTTCCTTATAATCCTGGGATGAATAGCACCAGGCTTTAATTTCTTCAATCATTCAATTTCTGTTTTTGAGTTTCTAAGAAGTCATAATATTCCGGTATTCTTCGATTAAATGACATTTAGCGATTCCAATTCTTGTAGTCACGTAGTCACCGGAATTGGTGACTACCATTCAAACTTTGATTTTTCGGGAAACATCCATTCAATAAAGGATTTCAGATTATCGTTTAACCCTTCATCGTTATAGACCAGATATTTCTTCTCACGGCATTTTGACTTCAGATACCCATTGCTTGAATGATAAAACTGAGAATCTCTTCCAAAAAACTGGATGCCATCACCATGATCACGGTCAAATACGATTGGAAATACATCAGGGAATATGGTGTTAAAATACAAGGTTGATGTTAAGAACCGGTTTTCCAAGGCATTATACATCCCGATGACCGGCAGCATCCAATTCTTTTCAAAGACTTCAGGGAAATGGGTTTCATGGTTCCATCCATGATACCCTTTTCGGACTACGGCACTCATGGTCCGGTGAAGTTGCTGATACCAAACGCCATAATTAAATTCATTGACACCTTCACCATCATACATTGCTTTAACCTGGGCAACATACGGTTCATCAACCGGTGCTATGAGTAAGATATCATCATACATTCGGATAAACTTCTCTGAAGTTTCAGCATGTTTACAGAACAAGATCATCTTTGATACTGCATCAAAGGTGGTTTCCTCCATGATATCTTCACATCGGGTATGAGCAATATGGTTTACATTGCGAATCCAGGCCGGCAGATCACCTACGATCCAAACACGGAATTCGGCTTTAAGATTCTTTTCAAGGCTTCTCAATGAATATTTCAATTCATTCCAGGTTGAAGCTTTTTCGTAATAGGGATAAAATACATCGATCATCAGGGCAAACATAGATCCGATGCAATTGCAATTAAAGGACAAAAAGAAACCCCGGCTTTCGCCAGGGTTTCTCTCACTCAACTAACCCAAAATCAAATGATGGAAAACATGATTTTACCAACTTTCACTGCCTGGATCATAAGCAATGGTTCCTTCATAAAGAGCCATCGGATAACTCTGTTTGGCGGTGAAGGTGATTTTATTACCTTTTTCTTTGTCCACTTCTTCACCCCAGGTGGTATCGATGTTCTCGATATGTGCCAGGTTACAGGCTTCGCCGATCAGATATTTCTTTCCTTCGCTGCAATTCTGAATGATGATCAATCCTTTAAAAGAAACGCCAAACTGAGCTATCCATGATAATACCGCTTTTTCTATGCCAGGATAATTTCCTTCAAGACTTACCTGATACCCTCCGGAATCCTGGTTGGCTCCTTTAAGAATCTTCATTGAAGGTTTTATGGTACCCTGTGTCATATAAAAGCGGTGCATGAATTTGCCGGTTTTCATTTTAATATCTCCGGTTATAACTGAAAGTGTCTGTCCTGTTCCTCTGACAGGAAATAAGGACCAATCAATATCAGAATCATGAAGTAAGATGATTTCCGATTTAATACCTCCCCCACTTCCTACGGTGTCACCGGTTGGTCGTGCCAGGTCAAAAAGGACTGAAAAATTCAATACTCCTTCTTTCCTGGGAACAATCACGCTAAAAAAAAGCAAGGCGCCACCTATTACAAACGGATTTACACCGGTTGCATAGCTGAATATCGTTGCAGTGAGCATGATCATCATTATTGCGAGCATTCTGTGAGCAATTTTCATCTTTGGATCTCCTATTCTTTAATTTTCAACTCTATGAATTAATGAGCCGGAGGTGCCGGTAACGGAACGGATGCAAACACTGCTTCCTGAATTGCGAAGCCAACACTTTCATACCAATCAGCGAAAACTTTAACCTGACGGTCAATGGTTTCGATATTCACATTGGATGCACCGTCATTACGGTTCATCAAGCGGATGAAATTCTGTTTGGGAGTGCAGAAGATGGCATCTGTTCCGAACATGGAAGGAAGCGGAGTTAAAACCATATTGGTTCCTTCAATCACGTCTTTCTGACCGGTGTAATTCAGGTCATGACCATGAAGATCTCTGCGTTTACGATGGTAAGCCGTAAACCATGACCTTGAAATGAAAACTTCCATCGGCAATTGCTGATACAATTCGGCAACACTTGAAGAAAACAATTCAACCTGGTCGAAAATGTTATCAGCGGTGAGGGTTGCAAGATTGATGAAATTCACATTCGATGTTCCTGCGGTTTTTAAGGCTTCAAGGATTGTAATAAAACCATCCATTGATTTACCGGTTGCCTGGGCTTCGCCAACAACGGGCGCTGCATAAACTCCTTTTGCAATGAGTTTCAATTCCCTGTTGTCAAGGATTTTAGGCATGATCAGTCGTTCAAGAATGTAACGGCTGATCGGCCAAACTGCACGAGTTGTTTTTTCGTCAGCCATGAAGCCTAACCAGGAATCCACGATATCATCGGGGTACATTTCCCAATCGAATTTATGCCTTCTCTGAGGAATGGCGATTGGGGTGAAAACTGCTGATCCTTTAGGGGTCCATCCTTTCTGAAAACCCTGAACGAGATCATCAACGACTGCTTTTGATGCGCGGTACTCCAAATCGGCACTGGCAATGGTAGTCATATGACTCTGACTTTCCGTTGGTGCAGTGAGAAGGGTTAAGATATCCTTCTGATTTGTTCCGATATAGGTCCCAAAAGCAATTTTTAATTCTGCTACTGAAATTTGTCCCATTGGAATAATAATTTTGAAATGAATAATTTATTTATTGAAAAACTTATCTGCGATTTTATCGAAGTCATTCACTACGGCTTCGGGTCCATCGCCTGTGATCTTGTCTTTTTCTTTGTTTACTGCACTCTGAGTTGTGGCATCTTCAGCCTTCAGATCTTCAAACTGCTTTTTTGTTTCAGCATGGGCGGCCTGTTCAGCGGTGAGCTGATCAAGGGCGGTCTGCTTTTCGGTTGATACTGCTGAAAGGCTTGCTTCCAATTCATCATTTTTTGCCTTGCGGTCTGCAAGTTCCTGGTCTAAAAGACCGATGCGTTCTGCGGTCATTTCTTCGGCTTCAGCGGTTTCACCACTTAAGCCAAGAACCGTAAGAATCGAATTCCATTTTGCTGAAAATTTCATATCGTTTGTTTTTGTTTGTACATGATTCGCTTGAATAGAAAGATTTGAAACGAGGTTAAGAGCGCTTTGGAAGGTGCCGATTTCATCAATCAGGCCATTAGCAATGGCATCCTGGGCAAAAAACATTTTGCCGGTCAATGCATCTTCAGCACAATTGGGCCGATATTGCTTTACATGAGCAATGAATTCATTACAGATCGGATCAAGGACTGAACTTTGATAATCTCCATATTTACCCTCAAGGACCTTATTGAAATCCTTGCTTTTGTCGGTGGATTGGCTTGCATAGATCTCATGAAACTTCACTCCCATTTTTTCATAATAGGGTTTGAGGTCGGCATAAGCCATCATTACCCCGATTGAGCCAATACGGTCCAGGGTGGATGAAGCAATGATGCGGTCGCTGGCCGATGCAATCCAAAGTGCTGCACTGGCGCAAACTCCTTCTATATAAGTGACAATCGGTTTAATTGAATCGGCAACTGCATTGGCAAGAAGGTCTGTTCCGCTGACCTGGCCGCCAGGTGAATCCATGATCATGATGATTCCGGCAATATCAGGATTGGCGTTTGCACTTTGAATATCTTGTATGATACTCTTGGTGCCCCTGGAGCCACACTGCTGATCATATTTCATGATCTCGCTGCGGATGGGTATAACGGCAATACTTCCTGAAGGGATTGTTTCAGAAGTTAAACTTAACTGATCAGTGGATTCATCTGAAGCAACGACAAATGATTTCGATTTTAAACGCTGAATTGAATGATCCAATTCAGTATTTAATTTACCTTCAATCAGTTGATGAATGAAAAGTGCATATGAAGCCGATCTTTCAGGATCAATCAGCCAAGGCGAAGAAACGATTTCATTAAGAAGGCGGTTCATTGTAGCAAATTCATCTACAATGATACCGCCGTATCATTAGTATATAAAGGACTACTTTGTGCTGGCCCCTCCACCTGGATCAGGTGGATAATTTAAGACCAAACCGGCAACTGATCCCCCATAAAACAAAGCCGGTTGAGGAAATTCGCCTTGAAACAGTATTTGATAACCGTTATATCCTTCAGGTTCCTTGGGTATAAGAAGTTTTGCAGTTTTCTTCATAGGATAATCGGGGGTTCCGAAGATCCGCATGGTTCCGTTTTTATCCTGGGTAAGTACAACGATCCCACGATTATTCATTTTCCGAAGGATCAATTCAACTTCGTTACGGTCTTTCGGGGTTTGCATCGTTATCTTGTAAACATACTTCATTCCTGAAAGTGTCTGTTGTTCTTCTCCATCAACCTGTACGGTTTCCGGAGTGGCATAGAGAACATTCCATGAAACACCAGGTGAGAGTGCGGCCGTTGCAAGCCAATTGGCTTTAGAATACACCAAGGAAATAAGATCTTCCTTGAAGATCCAATAAACAGGATTTAAACCTCCAAAGTTATTTCCCTCATGTACTGAAACATTATCCATATTTTAATTTTAAAAACATTTCAATCATGTCAAATAATGTCAATCATGTCAAATAAACCCATTCATGTCAGAAAAATTATCACCGGACAATAACCGCGCTATACTGAGTTTTTTTTCTTTCTACTTTTCTTCAATCTCCGGATGTTAATATACCGGCTGAAGCTTTTCTCCAACATATCATTCGTACCAGGTCCAAGGTTATATTTCTCCTGAAAAATTTGCATGGATTCCTTTCTATTGAATCCAAGGTTCAAACTTTGATTCATTTCAGAATTGAATATAACCCTGAAAAAACTTGAAGCTCTGGAAATAAACAATGCCTGGGATTTTTCTGATAGATACCAATTTTGCCTTATGTCCTTATTTTCGAAATATGGCAATTGAACATTCAAGGTCTGATCTCCAAAATCTTCATATACCCATTCAATAGGTTGTTTGGTAAGAAGAAAATCAAGCTGACTGTTGAAATCATGCCTTGTTGGAAAAAGAATTGTTGAATCACAATTGAAATACGATTGAAGGAATTGGATCAGCCAGGCGGGTGATTTGATTTGTATTATCATCGGTGATGGCATGGAGTAAATTTAGTTTCTTATTAATTAAATAGCAAGGTCAGTATTTTACTGATTTGATTCCTTTGATAATGAGTCCTATAATTTTGCCAAGGTATTCAGGTGCATAAAAAGGTAGAATGACTATTAATGAGAACATTACAAAGGTAACTAAGTTATAAATGATTGAAAGTATTTTATTAAGATTCAATAAAGAAGATCTGAAGTTAAATTTTTGTTTCATCATTCGCTTTTAACAATGGAAGTCTTAACGGAACACCCTGACCATTAGAAAATTCCAATACAATACTTGTTCCCAAGGCATTACAAATATTAAAAAGGCTTGATATGTCAATATCATCAGAATTCAAAATAGTTCGTAATCTTTTAACACTGATGCCAGCCTTCAATGCTATGGCGGTTTTAGAGTAATTATTTTGCTCAATTGATCTTTTGATCAACGCATTAATTGTTTGTACACTCATTTTAATTTTTGTTTTTAATGAATACTCTTTTTTCTTGTATAAACGGATACAGGAATAATCCTGTCAATCGTTCTGTAACTATGCAGACCTGGTAATATTTCCTATCTACCCATTTGATTAAAAATTCATGGCCAATAATCTTTCGGCCATTGATATAAAAATCTTCAATTCGGGCACCAGAAAAACTGTCAGGTACACTTTCGTAATATTTCCAGCCAAACTGATCAATCTTAATTTCTTCTTCTGTTTTCATTAAAAAAACTTTTTTTCTGAGTAATCTGAAACAAAAAAGCTCACCCTACAACCCTACAACCCTACACGCACCTACGGTTCCCTACGCATCCCTACAACATAACTAATTGATATTATATAATTTAAACTCATTTTGTAGGGATGTAGGGATAAAAAGGCACCTTTTTGAAAAACTTCGCTTTTTGGTAAAAAAAAAAGTTTTTTCATGTTTAGAATGGTAGCAATTCAGACTTATTGTCATTATAGGCCTTGACAGGATCATACGATTCAACCGGTTTTGAACCTTCAGCAAGGTATTTTTTATCTTTTCCTGGATCCGGATCATCGATATTCAAGCGGAATAAATTGGCCCCGACCAGGGCATGATCAAAGCAATAACAACTACTGACGGTATTTTGGAACCGGAAAGAATCTTTATACCCTAAATAAGAATGATGATGCTTGATATAGTGCATCAATGAAGTAATGTCAATCCCGTTTTTGCCAAACTGTTTGCGGTGGGCTTCCATATACATCGGATGGATCTTGGAGAACCGGATATATAGTACCTCCTTGGATGATTGCCAGGAAACGGTTTCATCAACACCCTTGGCATTTGCTGAATGGATTCCTAATTCTCCTTTGATGATAAAATCTTTGCCGGATTCAATCATTTTGTTATCAAGCAAATATTCAATCATTTGCCAAAAGTTTGAAAGGGATTCTGAAGATGAAATCTGCATGGTCTGTTCAGGAAGGCGTTGCATTGCAAGATCATAGACCCTTTGATAAGTAAACCCAAGGTCGATCTTACTGCTGATAATCTTGATCACGCTGAGAATCGTGCAATAATTGCGAATCAACCTTTCATCAAAAGCCTGTCGGATATGAACCATATCATCTTTGATCTGATCCATGATATCAGAATAAACCCTTGTGACATTGGTTTCAAGTTCTTTTCGAAACACCAGCAAATCACACAACATTGAACTGAGGCCCTGAACTTCATACCCTTTAAGTAATTCGAATTTTGCGGTCTGTGCTGATGAATATTTTAATTTTTCAAAGCAAAGAAGGATTGACCTGGTTAATACTGCATTATCATCCCTGGTTGGCAAATATTGGCCTGAAGCCAAAATTGCATCAACGACTTTCGTTATCTCAGTACGGTTATCCTTGGTCATTTTACCTTTTTCATGACCAATGCCGTCATAACTTGCTTTGATCCCCTGGAATCTTGGTTCAGGAATATCATTGGTATATTCATCGAACCAACCAACGGTATTTCTGAATCTTGCATTTCTTCTATGAAATCCAACCTGTGTGCCGGAATTCAGGTTGAAAGCCGGAAGGTTATCAAAGAATAAATTTGATATAGACCAGGCCAGCTGACTTTTACCTGACTGTTTTTCACCGAATAAAAACAGGATTGGGAAGAATTTATGCCGTTCATAGATCAGATCACGAAACAAGGCAGTAAACGCATAGGATATTGCGATGATGGCATTATCGCCATACACATCAATCATCAGTTCACACCACTGTTTTAATGTAACCGGTGATTGCTTATAAATGAATGCACGATCATTTTCATATTCATCATCATCCTCTCGGATTCCTGCATAAACAGTTGAATATGATGGTGAAAAATACTTTACTCCCTTATGATCAGTAATCCCAAATTGATCAACCGGTTTCCAGGTATCTTCTGAAAAAATGCCATTGGCAAAAGCATAAAAACCTTCTTTCTGCCATCCCATCGTTTTCAATTCATTGCAAAGCGGAAATTCCCTTGAAACATATTCAAGGATCTTCAGCCATTGATACTTATTGCCATGCCATATGAAATTACCTTCTCCATAAATGGATTGAAAAAACAATTCTGAACTTGTCATATTTTTTGATTGAACATCAAGGATCTTAACCCTGCCATATTCATTGGTAATTTCCACAAGTCTTTTATTATCTGTTTTGGAATAGATATGGAACAAAGGTTTGATGGTGAAGTTTGATCCTTTCTGACCTTTACCGCTCCCATCCTTGGTGATGAAATAATACCGGCCTTTATGGACATAGAAACCTAATTGGTGAGCATCCCTATGGTTTACTGATTCGGGTATATCTTCAACCTCGGCATCAATGATCTGATCATTTGAATCATCCTTGGGCAATGATTTGATTAATTCTTTTACTCGTTCAGTTACTATGGTTTTGGAAATAAATTTAAATTTCTTGGTAATGTCCTTTATAATCAGGTTCCTCTTGAAAGGATTATCGAGCTTGGCAATCATATGGCAGACTGTTTCACAAGCTTCCGATTGGATTGATAGATTATCACCGGCATTGGCGAGAATCTGTTCGGCTGAAAGGATTGTTATTTCTGAGTTTATTATCGTAATATCAAGTAACTCCATGCTTCCATCATCGATTTCGGGCATAATCAGACTTTACCTTGTGAAAATTCTTGGTCAATCGCTTGTTGTACGGTTTTCATCATGGGATCAAGTTCTCCTGTTGTAATCATTTCTCTAAGTCCTTCATAAAGTTCAAGTCTGTGCATCTGTTCACCTGCCCATTTCTTTAGAAAAGTATTTTCAGAAGCAAGAAAATTATTACGGTCAATGATCCAATATACATCCATCATATATTTATAGGAAAACAACATGGTTTCCATCAGATACTTGTAAAATTTTAAAGCATCGGGTTTGGCACCATTGGCTTCACTCTTTTTCAATAGATCATCAAACTTTGCCATTGCTTCCTGAAGCATAATTGGTGCTTGACTATGTGTACTTATACAATATTGTTTGGG